CTTTTGGATCACTAATCATGCTTGCGTTCTTAATAGTTATTGCGTGTGGGAAATCATCACCTCTAGCTATATTCCATTCATAGTCGATACCCTCACGATACTTTGCAAAGTTATACTCATCTTCAACATCGTTTTGGAGTTCTTCCATGTCCATACCATATGCACGGGCTGCGCTATCCCCAATACCAATAATTTTGTCTTGGCTTTCATTAACCACTTTTCTAACCTCTTCACGGATTAGTTTTCTAAATTGTGATAATTTCATTTGTTTGTATATTTCAATACTTATTAATACTCAAGTACTGCGTAATCTATTCCTAATGTTAATGAAATCTCTACCGGTGTTTCTGTAGACCAGTCCATGTCTCCGAATTGAGCTGTCTTAATGTAAGCACCCCAAATCTTCCAGTTTTCAATCTTGTCTCCTACCGGACCTAGTACAAAGATATCGAAGTTTCTCTTATAGAAATCTGCATAACCATCACGGCCAGTTACAGATTCGTGTGCTGTTCTAACCCACTCCATTACGGCTTGTGCTCCAGAAGGCACAATTGAATCGTACATTGTGATTGTAATATCACCCCACTTACATTTTCCTTTCATCTTGCGGATGATGTTAATGTGATCTAATACAACCTCACCACACTCCAATTGGGGACGAGATACTTTTTTGCATAAAAAAGATGGAATACCATCGATTTCTAGGATAAATCTGTTCTGTACCTTTGGTTCGTAGTTGGTATAGAATATTTTGTCATTTTCAATTAAATTAGCCATATCTCTTTTCTAATAAATATTAAGCGTTGTCAAAAGTTGCTCCAGTTGGTAATATGTTGAAATCTAGTATAATAAATTCTGCAGACTTTGCTGGCTGAATAAATATTTGTCCATACATTTGATTTCTATCAATTACATCAGGAGTGTTGTTAGTTTCATCCATAACTACTCGGTAAGCATATATTCCTTGACGAGATTTTACTGTTTCTAAGTAAGGTGTCACAATGTTTAAGAATCGTTGACGTGTTTCAGTTGTATTGTTCTCAAACACTAAGTATCTTGATGAGCTTGCAATAAACTTCTTTAACGCGATTAGTAATCTTCGTACGTTAATGCGATCCAATGCGCTTGGAGCAGCTTGTAGTGTTTTTTGACCCCATACACAAACTCCTTGGTTAGGGAAGGTTGCTAGAGCATTTATTCTATTTTCATATAAGTCATCACGATCTGATTGTGATAGTCTTTTTTCAATATCTACTACTTCACGAAGACCACCTCTATTTAAACCTGCTGGTGCATACCACTCATAAGCTACATTGTCTGTGTTAGCAAACACTCGTGGTAATACTACCGAAGGTGGTACCCATACTGGTTTGTTTCTATCTGTGTCAAGTATCTTAACCCATGGCCAATAAGCAGCTGCATAGTTTGTGTCTAATCCAGCTTGTGTAATTGCGTTTACTGCAGCACCAAGTGTGTTTCCGTAGCTAATTGGATCAATAACTGCAAATGCATCACCTCTGTCTTCAGCTACCTCAATTACTTTATTTACAACTGCAGAGTGATCAGCTACGTTGATTCCGGGAACTGCTATAAGGTTTACATCTATTTCTTCTGAGTTTGCTATTGTGCTAAGCGCTTTAATATAAGCTACTGATCCTGGAGAAGATGCTATAGTGCAGTTTAATCCACACATGTTGCTTGGTACAATAGCAGCGCCTACTTTTTTAGTTATGGCTGGGTCGTCTCCATCAAATCCACCTTGAAAGCCTACATTGAATTTCAATATATTAGAAATGTCAACACCTGCAAAAGTGGATCCGGATATACTTTTTCCTGCTGCTATTGTGGTGTTACCATCAACTGCAGAAGCACTTGGGTGAACAAAACACTCATCTAAATTAAAGTCGTTGTTAGCCATTTGCGCTGTGTCGTGTGCAATTGGTAATAAGAAATTATTGTTATCAGCCGTTGAGGCAAAATCATGTCCGTAATATGCTTTTTTATTATAAGCGCCGTTGATGCTAGTGTCTTGCTTAGTAAAAGACGCTGTTGGGAAGCTAACTGACGATGATATTGGTTGAACATAAGCATCAAAACCAAAGGGCTTAACATTAGGAGATATTGCTTTATTAGTAACGTCATCTACACATTCAACATAAATATATTGTGAAACGTTGTTATAATCGCCGTTAACTGTTACTACTCCTAGATCGGATACAGTTCTGTATTTGTCACCAATTCGTCTTGCAATGTAGTTTGAAGAATCTGGATCTAAGTTTAAGTTATTAAAAGACTCCAATACAACTGGGCGTTGATCGGTGTCAGTAAACTCACGAACCAAGAGGGTAAATGATCCATAATCGCTTGCTGGATTACCGCCTGGTAGTTGTGTGTTGATTATACTAATCTTAGTTGAGGTGTTGGTATCTGTACCGTCAGCTATAGTGTTGACCTTGAATAAATCCAATTTAGCATTACCAATAATTTGTGATGTAATGTATGGTGTAGATGCATAGGAAGCATCACCAGCGTTTGAGCTTGAGTAGTCTACAAGAGCAGTTGTTGAGCCAGTTACAAAGGATACAGAGCCACTTAGTCCGGTTGTTGTTTTTAAATAATTATCAAACCAAACATACACATATCCTTTTTTGCCACCCTGTGGTGATGTACCTAGTACATTTTCAAAGTTACTAATGTTGTTAGGGTTAGCGGATGCTGTTAAGTTTTGAGCGGTTACACCTGAGCCTGAAAGTTGGAATCCAAAAGATCCAGTAATGGAAAGTCCGTTTCCAGCAAAGGAGGATGTTTCAAATCCGTTACCAGTTGAACCACCACTTGTGGTGTTCTTTGTTGGTAAAATTACACCAACTAGTTTAACCACTGAGGCCGATGTGTGTACTATATGAATAGCTTTGGCATTGTATCCACCTTCTTGAAGAACGCGCACTACTGTTACTGTGCCAGCAGCGTTTAGATAACTTTTTACTGCATAAGGTACGTATGTTAGCTCACTCAAGCCTCCAAATTTAGCAATAAACTCATCAAAGTTTTCAATTATAGTTGGGACAAAAGCAGGTCCTTTTCTAGTTGGACCTACAATAGCAGCACCTATAGCTGCAATTCCTGCCGGTAAGAAAGATAAATCCTTTTCGTTTGTAAATACTCCAGGACTAACAATTTTTTCTGCCATGTTGTTTCGTTGTTATTTAATTCTTAAATAAATATATCTTCTATAACCCGAAACCTATTTTATACTAACTATTTGGAGTAAATTCTCCAGTTGTCATATCTAAAGAGCCAACGCCGTATTTATCATTGAGAGATTCAGTGAGTTGCTTTTCTTTTTCATTTATCTCTTCTATCTTCTCCCCCATCTGCTGCTCCTCTTGTTCTAGTGCTGCGAGATACTCTTCGCTGGATTTTCTTGCGATTTTAAGTTGTACTAATTGAATGCCAACTGTGCTATATTCTTCCTGTATTGTTCGAATGCTCATTAGCTCTTCGTCTGTAAATTTAACTGTGGTCATAACGTCTTTTATTTATTATAAATATATCTCAAAAATCCAAAATATACATATATATAGTCTTGAAATTCGTAAGACCCGCTCCTTACTCTGAACTTGTACTTTGTTCTATTAAGCGTTTATTTTAGTAGTCCTACGGGGAATCGAACCCCGCTTTCCAGGATGAAAACCTGACGACCTAACCGATAGTCGATAGGACCAAATTTGGTTATAATCTCTACTGATATGCCTGATTTCTTTGCCATATTATATTTCTACCCAATCGTTTGACGGTCTAAATTTCATCATCCATTTTGTAACATCACCGGAATTTTGTTGGTAGCAATGACCTAACACTCTTACTATGTTTGGGCCACCGGTTGTAGTTGGAACGGTTGTCGACATGGTACCAGTTGTCGTACTATCTTCAATATATACTGGCAGTCCAAATCCTGCACCTGCAACGTACGCTGATGCCGTTGATGTATCATTAATAGCAACGTGACCCTCTAATAAAACATATCCTGTTGATCCATTAATGGCGTATACAATTCCTAGTAAGCAGGTTGCTAAACTAGGATCGCCTTGGTTAACAGCATACCAAGTGCCATTGTTGTATAAACCTACTAGCATTCCATTGGTTACGCTGCCATGCACACTTGCAACTTCAATAACATCTCCTAGATATGATCGTTGATTGCCAAGAAGACTAGATACGTTGTCTTGTGTGCCAACTGATTTGATATCACGCTGATAAACATTTGACTCTAAAAAATTAGAATTACTCCAATCGATTGCGGTAGTACTACCGCTTGGATTATATAATCGTCTTTGTGACCAATCAATTGAGGACGTACCTAAGGTATCTTGTAGTGTTCGATTATTTGTATCGAGTGAGGTTATCGTTCCACCAATTATATTTTCACTAACTACTAGACTTCCTAATATAGTTGCAGATCCAGTATATGGAAATGCTGCGCCTCCACCGCCTCCTCCACCACTTCCGGTATTAACGGTGATTGGGAATGTTGTACCATTACCTTTAGTAAATGTAATTGTATTTAATGATACAGATGCTGTTACTATAGCATTTGGAGTAAAGGATGCAGTTGAAGCAGTTCCTAGCAATGACCCAGTAATACCTGCAGTTACAATTAATGATCCTGATATAATTGCAGACCCACTTACATCTAGTTTAGCACCTGGTGTTGTTTTTCCTATACCTATATTACCTGAACCTGAAATATAAAATGCACCTTCTGTACTAGAATTAGAAAAAGATATATTTGTAGTGCTACTTGAAGCTTTTTTGAAAGTAATAGCACCTACAATAGTAGAGCT